TTGCGACGTATTGAGATCGGCAGCAACGAGGGTACCGATGATTGCTGCGCCGGAGAGCGTCTGCGCGGCCTGCGTCGGTGTCGCGTTCGCGCGGACCGATGTCGCCACCGTTCCCGCGAGCGTCTGCGCCGCTTGCGCCACCGTGCTCGTCGCCGCCACCGTGACGTCGGCATCGGTGGTCACGGTCTGCGCCGCTTGCGTGAGCGTAGCCGTGCCGCGCACCGATACGCCGCCGCCGGCGGTGATCGTGTTCGCGGCCTGCGTCAGCGTCGAGCTCGAGGACACCACGACGTCGGCGTCGGTCGTCGATGTCTGTGTAGCCTGCGAAACGGTGGCCTGCGCGGCGACCGTAGTCGCGCCCGTTGCGGATGCCGTGTTCGCCGCTTGCGAAACAGAGAGCGTTCCCGTCACGGTAGAGGCGCCGCTCGTGACGCTGGCATCGGCGCTGGGCGTGTTGGCCGCTTGCGACACCGTTGCCGTTGCGGCGGCGACCACGTCGGCGTCGGTGGTGATCGAGTCGGCGGCCTGCGAAGGCGTGGCAGTCGCGCCCGCGATGACGTCTGCGTCGCCGGCGGAGAGCGTTTGCGCGGCCTGCGTCGCGGTCAGGTCACCGATCGCGGGACCGAGCGACGAGTCGAGCTCGACGATCATCGACGAGAACACCGTCGATTGCGTCGCGCCCGCAGCGACCGAGGTGCCCGTGAAGCCGGAGTCGCGCGTCGACACTTCGATCGCCGTCGTCGGCGTCGACTGCGAGACGTCTTGTCGCTCGGTCCACGATGCGTTTGGCGTCGTCGTGGTGTCGCCGGACGAGCATGACCAGATGGTCGGGTTTGCGGTCAGTGCCGCCTGACTTAGAACCGGAGTAGGCGTGCCGCCGCTCGCCTGATTCTCTTGCTTGCCCGAGCTGCGGATCGACGAGGTGCCGAATCGAGACATCCCGCTGTAGGCGATGACGACGAGCTGCGCGGCCGTGTTGGTGTTCGTGTTGAGCGTGACGATCGTGCTCGTCGTGTTCGGCATCGCCGAGTCGCGAACGAACAGGAAGCTGTTGTCGGCCGACGCGTTCCGGAAGGCCTGAAGCACCAGCGTATAGGTGCCGCCGTTGTTGTCGGTCATCGTCGGCCCGGCCTCGGTGTTGCCGGACACCGAACACCAGACCGTGATGTGATCGCCGACCGCCGGCGTGAAGGTGACCGTGCGGTCACCCGTGCCCGAAGTGCCGCCGCCTGCCGCGCTGGTGCGAAACGTAGCGGCCATCTAGCCGCCTACGTCTTCAGCTCGTCGCCGCTCCCTGCCATCACGAGCGTGCCGGTTACCGGCGGCAACAGCGAGCCGTGGCACGGCTGGCGTGGCGCATCGGGGTCCGCGACCGCGACCCATGCGGCGCGCGTTCGATCGTTGAGATCTTCGAAGCGCGGCATCTGCTCGGCGAGCGGGCCAACACCACCGAGGGCCGCGACATATCGCTCGTACAAGACCTTTGCCTTGGGCTCCATGGTCGAGATCCTTACGCGTTGCCGGCGTTGACGGTGAACGTGTTGACCGTGACGGTCTGGCCGCTCGTGATCGTGCCGTCGAACGACAGATCGCCAGAGCCGATGCCACACGTGCCCTGCACGTGTGCGGTGCCGCCGCTCGTCGCGAAACGGAAGTAGCCGGGCGTTGCCGCCGAGCCGGCAGACGCCGTTCCCGACCACGTGCCGAGCTTCGTTTTTGATCCGCCGGACGCGGCATTCATGAAGTCGGACGGCACCGTGATCTCGATGAGAAGCGTTCCGGTTTCGCCAGCGGCGACGTTGGCCGGCGCCGATCCTGTCAGGATGCGGAGCTTCGCCGACGCGCCCAGCGTCGACTCGAACTGATCGAGTTGGTTATTGCGGAGGGTGTCCGAATACTGAAGCGCCATGTCGACGTCAGGATCACGACGTATCGGCCACGTCAACCTCTGACGATTGGCGGCGTCAGGTCACGAGTCGGAGAGCGAGGACGATTCCTCCCATACCGTCGGGCCGACGCTCGACGACGCGGTATCGGTCGCTGCCGATCACGATCGTCGGGTCGTCCTCTTCGGGATCCGTCGGCAGATCGTCGATCCGAAAGAACACCGCGGGTCCGATCGTCTCGACGCCAGCCAACGGGTCGCCTTGCGCGAGCACGTACTGCTTGTCGAAGATGCCGGGCACGTCGACCGGCGCGCCGAACTCGGGCTGATACGTCACCATCCCATCGCCGAGCAGTCCCTGCGCGGCGCGATCGACGAGCAAGACGAGCTCGTCGAACGACATCGGCTACGCGACGTTGACGGGCGCGCCGATGTTGTTCAGCTTCACCACGCCGGTCGTGTCGGCGCTGCCCGCGGCGACCGTGGCGATACCAGCGCGCCGAGCGGTCGCCGACTGCGCGACCACCCAGTTGTTGTTGGCGGTGTCCCAGTACAGGGTCTGTCCGGCGGTCCACGCGTTGCCGGCGGCCTTCGCCATCGTGAACGTGCCCTCGATGTGACCCTGGAATGGAAGCGTCTGCGCCGCCGTCGCCGTCGGAACGACGACAACGCCCTGCACGAGGATGCCGACGCCGTTGACCACGCCGCCGGTCGGCGCGATGAGCTCGATGGTGTTGCCGGGCTGGATGTAGTTGCTAGCCATGATGTTCTCCTTGCTTCCGGTCGATTACGTGCCGGCGTTGGTAACGGCGCCCTTCGGATCGCCCATCTGTGCCTTCGCGTAGAGCGAGACCTTCCATTCGGTGCCGTCGATGCGCCACCCGGTCTTGCTCTCCATGATCGGGCTGCGACCCTTGCCGGCGAGGAACGCGACGATCATCGCGGCCGAGTCGCCCGGTTCGGCGAACAGGTAGCGGCGCGTCGACGACGGCGAGAGGCGCGGCGAGCTGACGACGTCGCGGAACAGGCCGCGCACCTTGTTCGGCACCTGGAACTTGTTCGACACGCTCGGATCGTACTGCGCGTCGTTGATGACCCTCGCGGTGCCGAGCAGCGAGTCGGGGACGAGCAGGATCGCCGGCGACAGGTCGATGAAGTCCTGCCCGTTCGGATCCTTCTGCGCGCGCATGACGACGCGGTCCGCGTCGATGCCGTCGACGCTGAGCGCCGAGCCGACCGTGTTGACGTTGCCGCGGTTCGCCGCGTGAAAGAACGGCTGACCGTCGCCCTGCGTCGGACCGAGACCGGAGTTGAGCGCGAGCAGTGCGTAGGCAGCGTTCTCGATCGTGCGCATCGCCGCCTTGCCGAGCTCCATCGCCATCTGCGTGAGCGCGCCCATGTCGTCGTTGACGATCACCTCCTCGGAGATCGAGAACATCTTGCCGCGCCGCTCGGTCGTGATGGCGTACTTCGCGGCGTCGGGAATGGTGCCGCTCTTGTACTCGCCGTGCTCGGGCACGATGTCGAGGCCGGGCAGCGACCCGGTGCGGTAGCGGTTGCTCGTGCGGAAGTCCGAAACCTCCTCGACCTTGCAGAACCGCTCCCACGTGTTCGCCTGCATGACGTACGCGCCGAGCAGTACCTTGCCGAGGACGTTCTCGAGGATGTTCGGAAAGTCGCCGATCGTCTGGTAGTTGCCGCTGCGAACGTGCGTGAACGCGCGGCCGACGATCTTCATCGGGTCCAGGCCGCGCGTGTTCACGCGATCGCGCTCGAGCGAGAGCCGCGCGAGCTCGAGCGGCGAGTACCCGCGGAACTCGCCCGCCTCGAACGAGACGTCTTTGAACAGCTCGGGCTTCTTCGCCTTCGCGGCCTGCACGAGATCGCGCGTGCCCGTGCGCTCGAACAGCCACGCCGAGGCGCCACGGACGAATTTGTCGCGCTCGTCGTCACCGCCGCCGATGCGGAGCGTGCCGTCGATCGGCTGCTCCTCTTCGACGAGCTTCTCGAAGGCGAGCTTGCGCGCCTTCTCGACGGACGTGCCGAGCTCGATCTGCGTGCGAGCCCAGTCGCGGCCGAGGCCGGATTGGTCGCCGATCTTTTCGATCTCCGCGGCGCGCAAGCGCTCCTCTGCCTTGGCCGCCTCGCGCGCGAGCGCTATATCCTCGGCTTGCTTCTTCGCGGCCTCGACGTTCGCGATCGTGGCCGTCCGGGTTGCGGCGACGGCAGGATCCGCCGGCACGGGGGCCGGAGCTGGGGTGGGCTTGGTGTCTTCGGGATCCATAGTCGCTTTCTCCTGTCGGGTGACGAACACGCAGTGATTGAGCGTGGGCGGTGCGGAACGTGTGCCGGCGCCGGCATCGGCGCCGATGGGAACCAGCGAGAGCTCGTACGGCTCCCAGTCTTCGGCGCGCATGACCGGCGTCTTGTCGTCGCCGTCCTCGACCTTGACCATCTTGTGCACGCGATAGCCGACCGAGACATTGCGAACGATGCCGTCGGCGACCATGCCGAAGGCCTTCTCGCCGGACTCGGTGCGCGCGAACCGAACGGTCGCGACGCCGCGCTTCTTTTCGAGCGAGGCCTTCTCGACAACGCCGATCACGTCGTCGAGATCCCAGCTGCTGTGCGCGTTGAGGAGCGGTGCCGCGCCACTCTGCAGGCGGCCCATGCGCACGTGCTTCGGGTCGAGCGAGAGCTCTTCCCAGAATGGCTCGGTGAACCAGCCGCCGCGCTTCACGCGCGAGCCCGTGGTCCACACGAGCTCGACCGTCCGCGCCTCGCGATCGAGTGACGTCGGCACGAACTCCGCGCGCAACGTCAGCGGGCCGACTTCGCGAGTGCTGTTGACGAGCCTCATTCCCATCACCGCGGTCAGGATCACGGCACTACAGCGCTGTCAAGCATCGCCAGAGGACTCGCCGGCGTTGTCGTCGCCTTCGTCGCCGTCCTCGTCGTCGCCTTCGTCAGGCTTCGAGGCGGGCTTCGACGGTGCCGGTGCCTGCAGCTGGCCCGCGCCGCTCGTCTTGCGGGCGTCGCTGTCGATCGTGATGCCGAGTCTATCGAGTCGCTTGAAGCTCTTTGCGTACTCTTCCCAGTGCTCGTCCGGATCGAGCCCTTGCTCGCGGATCATCTCGTCGGGCGTCATCTGTCCCGAACGCACCGCCTTCGTCGTGGCCGCGCCTTCCTTGTCGGGATCGAGTTGACGAGCCGGGGGCGGCGTCCACTGCGCGGGCTCTTTGCCGACGGGTTCGCCGGTGAGCTCGATGGCACCGAGCATCCACTGCCACGCTGGCTCGCAGAGCTGCGGGATGAGCATGTTCCACCGCCAGT